TCACATCCACATAATTTGCTGCCCTGACGGCAACGGGTGCGGCCTTACGGCGTGGACTTCTCCCGGCTTCACGATGTATCGCTGTACCGACTCATAAGTGATGAACGTGGCGCTGCAATTCACGTTCTGACACTGGTGATAACGCTCTTTTGTCGTGTCAGTGATATAGCGACTTGTACGCGCATGTGCGGCATGCTGGCATAAAGGACAATGAAACATCGCGAGCACCTCTTCCGGTTTTGTTGATGGTGCCATTTTAGTTAATTTATCCTTATAAAACAAACAGATAAAATAAAAACATCACTCATCACCTTCTGTTTCGTACTCCACATCAGAAAGCCTGACCTCAAGCTCTAAGGACGTCGTGAAGCCGCTATTATTCAGAAAATGTATCACCTTAGTGATTGTCCAGTCCTGCTCGTCTATGACGCGCTTAAAGCCTGACACTTTGACCGGCGTTTCCGTGTAAATATCTGCACGACCGGTAGCCAGGATGATGGAGAACTCCGCTACACCCCGTTGCAGTTTATCCCACTTCGCCTGAGCGGCGCGCATGGCCTGCGCTTTTGTGGCATATACCGTAGTCAGGGCAAAAACGTTGTCAGCTTCACCGGCCATGTATTCACCTTCGCGCGCTTCAGGTACTTTTGGCGCTTTCTTCTGCGTGACCGGTTTTGCTTTCGGGTGCTCCAGTGCGCGCAGGTGTTTTTCTTTCTTTTTGCGTTTCAGTTTTACCTTCTGCTTTTGTGGTTTCGGGTCTTTGGTGTGTAACCACTTTGCCGTTACGCCGGTATAGGCTCCACGGTCAGCAATCGCAAAATGATGACGGTCGCCGTCGCTGCGGGTGATGGTAATCTGCGGGATTTTTTTACCGCTGGCCGTCACCCCCTGCCCCGCTTTGAGAAACAGCAGTTTTCCCATTTTTACCGACACCTCGCCGCCGTTGCGTTCAGCAAGACGGGTCAGGAATTTCACATCGGACTCCTGCGACTGGTCGATGTGCGGGATTTTAATTCCGGCCAGTGACGGAGCGACACTGGCTTCCAGCTTATTACGGGAGGCTATCGCCTCAACAATCGCACCGAGCGTGGTGTCATGCCATGAGCCTTCACGGCGGGAATTGAGCGTCCCGCGAAAATCTGCACTCCGGGCGCGGATGGTGACCACATCCGGTGCGCCCCGGTGTTCAACCTCATCAACGGTAAATTTCCCTTTGCATACCAGGGCAAAACCTTTCCAGCCGATATACACCGTCAGGACAGCGCCACGAACCGGCAGCCCGACCTGCCCGTCGGCATCGTTCAGTTCAATATCAAGCTGGTCAGCCTCAAAGCCCCGGTTATCCGTCAGGGTCATGCTCATCAGACGGTCGCTGATATTGCCGGTAATATCCCTGCTGTCGAGCATCAGCATGTAATCCGGCGTCAGCGTACTGCCTGCATCAAATGTCAGTGCATCCAGCATTATCCCGCCCCCGTCATACCCGTGAATTTAGTCGCCATACTGCCAGCCTTACCGATGAGCGATTCCGCCTGTTTACCGATATCGCCATAAAGCGCGGCCAGTGATTCATCAACGCGGGTGAGCGACAGCGTAAAATCAATTTTCCGGGGTGTGCCGTCTGCAAAGAAAATACTCCCTGTTTCACTCACCCTGCTGATGACATACATGCCGTAAATCATGCCGGTGCCATCCAGCAACGGCCACGCCCGCCCCTCCTCTGCCATCAGCCTGAGCGTGGTCATCGTCAGCTTTCCGCCGGTCAGTTCGGGATAAAGCACACCGGCAAGCGTCATGTTTTCCTCACCCACACCGAGAAACTGATAGGCATCCCGTTTACCGATACGGGAATTTGACGGCCAGCGATAATCTGATTCACGCTGCATGGTCTGGTGTGGCAGCGTCTGGCGCATAAAAACAAACATACCTAACGCGAGCATCATTTTTCGTTACCTCCTTAACCGTCATGCATCATGCTGGCACGGGCGCGCGCACGTTTATCCCGCTCGTATTTTTCGAGCGCATCCTGTAACTGGCGGTCAAGCTGTGTCCCCGGCGCAGTACCGCCCGTCAGGTTGATGTGATATTCGTTTTTACTCTGGTCCACATAAGAGCGACCAGCCGGTGCCGTGACCGGCTGGTAAGCCTGATAGCCTGCATAAGAGCTGGTCGCCGGAATATAACCACCTGTGCCATACGTGGCGGCATGAGTTCTGGCGGCGGTCTGGTCAAGTGCGTCAGACTCTTTGTTGATGACGCCGAGTTTTTCCAGTACCCAGTCAATACCGCTGCGCAGTTTGTTGAACGCATTAAGCGGCAGCATCAGCGCGTCAGCCAGTGCCTGCCCGAACATGACGCCAGTATCACGGCAACGGTTCAGGGTGTCCTGGGTGGCTTTGACCGGGGCAATCAGGTTTTTAAACCACTGCCACGCGGCCTGTAACTTTTCACCCAGCCAGTCAAACACCGGTTTAAGTGGCGTGAACAGTTCCCCCACCGGCGCAAATGCCGCTTTCAGCCCTTCAATCACACCGCCAAAAAATGCGCTGACAGGCTCCCAGTATTTACGGATAAGTAACGCCCCGGCGACAATGGCGGCCACCACGGCCACTACCGGCCAGCTAATCGCGCCGATAGCCGTCATAACGGCACTGCCAACCGTCGTGAAGATTGCCCCCATTGCACTTGCTGCTGCGATAATGGCATTGATGCCGGTGATAACCGGCCAGGCTACGAGGCCAATGGCACCGATGACACCAATCAGCGCCAGTGCGCCACCGGCAATGAGACCAATGGTTGACGCCAGTGATTTGTTTTTCTGTATCCAGCCGTCGAGTTTTAACACATACTTTGTGGCCGTCTGCGTGAGCTTACGCAGTGCGCCTTCCTGCTGGTCAAACAGGTCTGTCCCCACCGCCTCATAAGCGGACTGAAACTCCTTAAAGTCACCGCCGAGGTTGTCCTGCATGATATTTACCAGCTCTGCGGTCTTCCCGTCTGAGGCTTTAAACGCAGCGGTCAGTTTGTCCAGCTTTCCGGTTGACGCGGCAGTCATCAGCACGGCGGCGGCTGAGCTGGCCTCCTCCCCGAAAATGGTTTTCATGTATTCAGCCTGCTGGGCAGTACCGAGCCGGTTTTTCTCAAAACTGGCCTGCATTTCTTTCAGAATGGTAAATACTGGTCGGGTGTTTCCCTTACTGTCTGAGGTTTTCACGCCAAGCTCTTTGAGTGCATCCCATGCTTTTCCCGTCGGTGCCTGCAGGCGACTTAACACGGCACGGCTTCCCGTCCCCGCCATTGAGCCTGTGATTTTTGCATCATGCAGCGCTCCGACCATTGCGGCGGTTTCTTCAATGCTGACACCGGCATTTTTTGCCACAGGTGCAGCATAGGTCAGCGCATCGCTCATACCGTCAAAATCGGCGGCGGTTTTGTTCATCGTCATGGAGAGAACATCCCCAATATGAGCGACCTTATCGTTTGAAAGCTGAAAGGCGGATTTCATCCCCATCAGCAGGGCAGCGTTTTCTTCCATCGTGCGGCGGTTCGCCAGCGCCATATTCAGCGTGACCGGCGTTGCCGCCTGAATGGCATCAACATCCCCACCCGCTTTCGCGATGATTATCTGTGCACCGGCCGCATCATCCGCCGAGGCGGCGGTGTTGTCGCCGAGCTGGCGCGCCTGTTTGCGGAGCGCGGCCATTTCGGCGGAGTCTTTTGCCACTCCGAGCACAGCCTGTAATTCTGAGTTTTTCTGCGCAAACTCATAACCGGGCATCAGCAGCTTAACTCCGGCCATCGTTCCCGCCGCCGCAATCCCCACACCGGCAGCGCCCACTGAGGCCATATTTCCGGCCAGTTCCTTGCCGGCCTGATAACGCTGTTTGACTGCGTTAAGTTTTGCCTGTTGTGCACTGACACGCGCCAGTGCGTCGCGCTGACGGTTAAGCTGTGCGGTGGTTTCACTGATACGTTTTTTCAGCCCCTGCTCATCATGTGCAAGATTGCGGGTATTAATTCCCACAACGGCCAGTTCCCGCTGCTGGCGTTTAACGGAATCCGTCAGGCGGTTATATTTCGCCTGTAAGTCCTCCGCCGCACGCTTCGCGGATTCCAGCACTTTCGCCTGAGCACGTGTCGGACGTTCGGTGTTTTTAAACTGTGTGGCAAGGGCTTCGGCCTCCTGCCGTGCCTTTTCAAGTGCATGACCAGTCACGGCGAGCTGTGCACTGGTCTTGCGAAATCCCTCAATACGGGATGCGTGACCGTTCAGCTCGCGCAGTGATTTTTGTGTTTCCCGGATATCCCCCGACAGCGATTTGCTCGCTGTGCGGATGGATTTAAACGGGCGGGATGCCTGGTCAACAGCCCTGAGCAATACCTGTAATTTTACATTGTTACTCATTCGTGTTTCCGCTTCGCCGGAGCGCCTTTTCGCGCCATGTGATGAGTTCGGTCAGGCTCATGGGATACAGTTCTGATGGCGGCCAGTGAAATATCACTGCCACATCCGCCATCAGGTCATCGACCGAGAGATTTTTCGGAAACGTCACTGCACCGAGTTCGGCGACAAAAAACCGACCACCTTACCGGCCAGCGCCACAAGGTCAGGCAGTTCCAGTGCGGCGACTTCCTGCTCGGTCAGCATCGGTGCCGTCATGCGCGGCAACACCTTAATCAGTGCATCGACTTCGGAGTTTGCGACCGCTGCCAGACTGACACCGCGCAGCGTCCCGGCACTGGGTTTCATCAGCGTGACCTGTTCGATAACCTGCTCACCACGTTTGACCGGATTGTCCAGGGTAATCACATTTTCTTTGTTCATGGTTTTCTCACTTATGAATCGGGGTTAACCGGTCAGCCAGGCTGACCGGATGAAAATCACAGGCCGATATTGCGGCGGTGTTGCTCCAGCCGGTCGACGCCGTTCACCTTCTCAATCATGTTGATGGTGTCGATTTCGACCAGCTCCTTACCGTCCATCGTCAGCCGGAAATAGGTGCAGACCACGGAGATTTTCGACTCGGTGTCTTCTCCCTGTTTACCCTCGCCGGTGTCGATTTCTTTCTGACGTCCACGCATGACCACCTCGACGGCCACCGTTTCGCCGGTATCGTCACGCTGGTAAGAGCCTGCAAAACGAATCGGCACAGCATCCACACCGGTTGCGGCGTAAAGCTCCCAGATAACCGAATCCGGGAAGCCACCCAGCGACCACTCCATTGACAGCGCATCGTCATCAAGGCCGAGGTCTACCGGTGCGCTGCCGTTCATTCCCGCACCGCGATAGTTTTCGAGCTTACGGGTCAGTTTTGGCAGCGTGACGGACTTTGCAACGCCCTGATAGCTGTAGCCGTTCAGAAAGACGTTCATTAACTTGAGTTTGCGCGGCATTGCCATCGGTCAGGCTCCTTAATTGCTGTTAACCGAGGTGACCAGATTTGCCAGGTATTTATCGGTAATACGCTGGCGCAGGGTCAGGTTTTCGAGAGGAGGCACCGGTGTATAGTCGTAGTCGATATACAGTTTTCCGGCCTTGAGGGTTTCCGCATCATTGGCTTCTTCACTGAACCAGCATGTGCCATCCACGATATAACCGTTGCTTTTCAGTTCACGGAATTTGGCATTGATGCCGTCAACGATGTCGCGAATCAGCGTTGCGGTGATGGGCTTATCAATAGCCCACATGTGTGCCTCAGCCATCGTGTCAGCCAGTACCTGCGCGGTGCGTGTGTAGCTTTCAAAGAGGAACAGTGGGTCATCGGAGCAGGTACGGTTACCCCAGAAACGGAAACCGTCGCGGCGAACCAGCGTTGTGACGCCTGCCTCGTTCAGTAGGTCAGCATCAGTGCCGGACTTCTGCAAATCCCAGAATACAGATGCGCTGATGCCGGTAACACCGTTTACCCCGACGTTGGACAGCGTTTTATGCCAGCCCTGCTCCTGGTCGATTTTAGCGCGCAGACCCAGCGCACGGGCGGTGGCATACGCGGTGGCGGTGGTGCTGGTGACCGTATCCCATGCGAGGAAATCCGGCCAGATGACCATCAGCTCACGCTGGCTGAAATTCTGGCGGTAGGCTTTCACCTCGGAAATGGTTTTACAGCCCCATGCACTGATATACCCGAATGCATTCAGTTCCTGGCATACCGATGCCAGTGCGACGGCAACCTCTTTGGTGTCCAGCCCCGGCACACCAAGAATGCGCGGTTTAACGCCGGTAACCGACTCAGCCCCCATCAGGGCTTTCAGTCCGGTGTACTGACCGTTTTCGTCAGTGGTGCCGATGATATTGGAAACGGTCTGCGCGAGTTTCGTTTCCTCGTCGTCGCCGGTGCCGTCTTCCACACGCACGACAACGGTGACCGGTTTTGACTGGTCGGCGATGGCCTGCAACGATGCCGCTAGCGTGCCTTTTTTACCAGCCTTTGCAATTGCGCTCTGCACATTGGTAATCAGCACCGGTTTATTGAGGGGGAAGGTTTCCGCATCCGCATCGCTGGCCGTGCAGACCATGCCGACAATGGCAGTGGATACGGTGGAAATGACGCGGGTGCCGTCGTTAATCTCCAGCACCTGCACGCCGTGATGATAGTCACTCATCCGTTTAACTCCGTGGTTAATGGGTGCAACTATTGTCTGTTGGGCAGTGCATGAGACGCTATTTGACCTGACTGGTCAGTGGATGAAACAACAGATAAAGAAAAGGCGGGCAATCAGCCCGCCTGCCTTGATTTGTACTCACTCAGTTTCCAACTGACAATTTACGTAGCCAAAACGCTATCAGCTCTGACAGCCAGCTTTGAGCGAGTCGAAAAAGTTCATACCTTTCTGCTGGTGAAAGTTTAACTAACAGTTCAACCTATCAATTAATTGATGAACAGGTTGAGGCGTTTTTAATATCTCTGCGTCATCTGAGACGATTTTGCGCTACAGGATTTACGGCTTATCTGGGGGCATTCTTGAGCCCTGACTCCTCTGAAAACATAATTAGGCCATACCTGTGACCTGCTCTTCGTTGGTAAGGTTAGCGAATATTAATCTGAGTCCATTTTCCCAAACTCTGTCAGGCCGAAAACGGAGCTACCAGAAACATGAGCTTGTAAGCCCGCTTCCTGCATTTCACTCAATTCAACTTCCTGGCTATCCTCTAATCCGATAGAGAACATGGGATAGGCCCAGTTCCAATTCGGATCAGGAACCAAACTATTATTCTCTATCTTGAAAAAGCTGACCATGAGATGATGCCTTCCCTGTATCGCCTCTTCATCATTGATGTTGACCAGTACACCAAAGTGCTTGTAGCCGGCTTGTCCATTCTCGAACATTTTTATCTTGGTGCCGTTTCTGAACATCCAAAAAGAATGATTTCCAGTGGAATCAGCGACCTGCAAGTTATCTTCGTCAATTTCCCAATTAAGATATTGTTTGATATCAGACTTTGGTTTGAGTTTTTCGTCATTACTAAACCATTGTATTGCCGGAAGTGGAAGGTGAAGACCTTCCGGCTGGGGAGGCTGACCTGCAGCAATGGAATGCATGATCTCTGTCATTGATGGAAGCCCCATCAAATGCCATACATCATGGATATCCTTTTTAAGTATAAGAAGCCCTTTGGATACACCATCCGCGTAAGTTGACTTTAAGCGGACTAGTATGTCCTTGTTACCATCTTTGTCGAGGTCTTCAATGTTTACTGAAGAAGCCACAACCTCGTCGTCCCCTGCGTCTGGGATGATTGCCCAATACCCAATATCGTAGAATCCAGGTCTGCCAACCACCTTATCTATCAAACTCTGTCCAGAGGGCTCGAAGACCATCAGGAAACGGCTAAGGGCACCATTTGTGCTCACAGCTCTTCCGTAGACTACAACGGAGTTTGAGGTGCTTAGATCGAGAGACTCTCTAGCCACTGAGTCAAACGCCACTGAGTCCAAATGTGTGGCAAGCTGCTGCTGGATGCACTCCCGAGCCATTTCAACTAATTTTTCGCGAACATCAGCAGATCGTATTGGCTGTGAAGTGAAATGGAAAAGCCCTACTGTAGCCGCTATGCCTATTATTCCCGAAATAACGGTACTTAGAACCTGCTCCTTTACCACTTTCACAACTTTCATCAATAGCTTCTTCAACTTCACTTCAGGCACCTAAATACTATTAAACTTGTCATGGGAAAATCCGATTATTATTGTAGAGAACAACAAAAACTGGCCTCGATTTTAGAGTTTTTCCAGTATCTATTTTCCGACTCGTTCGGCGGTAATCCACCGTTATATTCATGAGGCCGGGGTGCACTATAATATTCAACTATATACTCTGTTTGTAGTGGCACATTAAATTTGGTGACAGATATGCATCACGTCCGCTCCTAGCACAGAGCGGACAGTCAGATTAGGTTTTACTCTGTGCCATAGATGAGTAATCTCACACCAGAGCTAATACGATTTATTGCGGCATTTCTGGCCATTCTATATCCGGAGCATTTTCCGGCTGAACGCGATTCAGTAGCACACGGTATTTTTTCCAGTGTGTCAGGCTTAACTTTTCTTCCTCGGTAGCCATATCTAAATCGACAGCATCCTGCAGCGTGGCAATAATTTCACCTGCATATGCAATCTGCTCTTTCTTCTGAGACTCCGCCGCTCTGACAAGCGCATCACGTTCTGCATTCTCATCATTCACCCACGCATTTCCGTCCCATTTCTGATAATCCCCCTCCGGGGAAATAGCTGTCACGTCTGGAGGTAATACGCCAAGTTCAGAAATATAAATGGCTGCTCCTGTTTTCGTTTCGTAGACGGTCTTTCCGCGATGGTCTTCCATCAGTTCCCATTTCATTTCATCTGCATTGAAAACGGCTGCATAACCAGCAGGAATATCAGGTGGTGCAATATCTGTACTGTTTGCAGGCAGGCCAGTATACGGCGGAATATATGCATCACTTTCGCCAATAAACTCATTGGTTCCATTAAGTAAATTGAAAACGCGGATAGTTTGTGCTTCTGCACTCATTCTGAAAGCCATTATGCAAGCCTCACAATATAGTTAAATGCGATGTTTTTGACGGTGTTTTCTGTATTACCTGTAGCATTAACGGTAATAGAGTGCCCGTGTGAGCCAATAGCAACCGTATGTGAATGTGCACCAATACCAACCGTATGATTATGTGCACCAATATCTACCGTGTGGGCATGATTCCCGGCAGCTCCTGATGTGCCATTAAACGATGGGTTGTCAAAGCCTGTTTTACCGGTTTCACCATTAGTATTGGCATTCCCTCTGTAAATGGTATGTGTATGGTTACCAGTGGTATTAGTGGTTTTTGTTCCGTAGTTAAACGTACTGACTGTCTTCGTCCCGTAATCAAACGAACTGGTTGTTTTCGTTCCCAAATCCGTATTTGACGCACTGGCGCTGTGAGTATGCGATTTAATCCCGTCCTGTTCCTGTGACAATACAGCACGCCCACTGGCGGGTTTGCCCTTGATTGTCCAACCGCGCATATCCGGAATAACACCAGAAGGATAGGCTATAGCCAGTTTCGGATATGCTGCCTTATCAAACGTCTGCCCCTGCATAATTGCATAGCCTGCAGGTGGTGTATCTGATGGCCACGGCAGCGGAACACCTGGCGGAAACGCTTCAATATTTGCCGAGCCGTCAAATTTTACGCCGTTAATTGTCCTTGCCGTTTTCAGCTTTGTTGCTGTAGCCGCATTGCCGGACAGTTCGCCTGAAAGACCACCGCTGAATGTCTGTTTCGCCGCCCATGTCTGAGCTTCGTCAATAATTGGCACACGTCTTGTCGTGATCGTGCGGCTTCCCGGATTTCCTGAAATACGCACCATAAAAAAGCGGTAGTTCGCTTTACTTACAGTGCTGCGCCATACATGCATTGAGCGCCCCGTACCGGAATCATCACTCGGACCAACTGCGATGTTTATCAGGTTGCCATCAATGACGCCCCAGTCCATACCGTCGGGAATGTTGGTCATGTTATCAAGCCGAACGGTTATCAGACTGCCCGGCACAAAGTCGTAGGTCTGCCAGTCCAGGCTAGTGAGCTTTGCCACAGCACCGCCGATACCCAGATTCAGGGGAAGTGAATACGAGGTGTAGACTTCCCGCCATTCGCTCCACGAACTGCCGGTATAGACGCGCTCAAACGTGCGACCTTTCGTTGTCGTTCCTGTCCCTGTAGTGGTATAGCGTTGCAATACAGCAACGTAATCAAAACGTCTGATAACCTCTAACACCCCTAGTAGTGTTGCACCAGATGAATCCAGCAATGGACCATTGGTTGCTTTACCCGTCACACTGTAAATACCAGGGTCGGTTAGATCATTCAAATCACCGTCATAAAAGCTGCTTGCAGTCTGGCTGCCAATTCTCAGCCACGGTTCCCACTGTGGGTTTGATGCATCCCAGTTTGCAGCAAGGCAGCGGACATACATGTTCCCACGGCGAGTGGTATAACGCTGGGTATAACTGAATCCACCACCTTTCATAACTTCAAGCACTCCCTGCGCGTAACTACCAGCTTCGGGATAGTGCAACGCAAGAGAAGCTAACGTACTGGAACTGTTTCTCCATGTACCCAGGTTATCCTCCCCGGCCAGAAAATCGAGATCCATACTGTCATCCAGCGTTCTGGCCGTCCCCTGAACGTTACGCCATACGCTCCACGGACCATCTTTGCCGTTCCATTTAGCCGTCAGGTGGCGAATATAAGTATTTCCATTGCGAACAGTGTAACGCTGTGTTCCGTTAAAATTTCCTGCTGCAAATACTTCCAGGACACCAACGGCATTCTCTTCCGGGAAGTGTTTGGCTATCTGTGCATTAGTCGAAGTGCCTTTTGACCATGTACCCAGATAAGCTTTAACGGGACCAAATGTATTCAGATCAGCATCAACCGGCATTTCGCCGTTGTTTTTCATAAACGTCAGGCTGGTAACGCCAACATTGTCCAGAAAAGCGCCCTTATCTGGAATATCGCCACCGTTCTGGTCTTTCTGCAGACGTTTCTCAGCATTGTCATAGGCTGCTTTTACTGCCTTTGGCGTTGCCGCCAGCTTTTCACTGGTGCTGTTTGTTGCACTGCTTAACTGAGTAAAACCTTTTTCTGTCAGTGTGGCGTCAGGATGGCGGCGGGACTGCTCATGCTCTGCGATTTTGTCATCGACGTAATCCTGCGTCGCCATCACTGTGCTGGCATCAATACTCAGCTCAACGGACGCCACGTTGCTGAGAATAATAACCATGCGGCAGGTCTGCGCACGTCCGGAGCCTTCAGCCAGTTCTGGCTTATAGCTTTCTGCCATGTTGGATACCGCAATCAGTGTTCCGGCATCGTCATACAGACCCAGCTCACGCATCCAGAAGCCGCCCACTTCGGGCGGTACAACCAGTTCAGCCACGATATAGTTTTTATTCTTATTATCCACGCTGACTTTATTCAGAGCGTGACGCCAGACCTCATGCACCAGTTTCGTCTGACCGGCATCCGGCACCGGCAATTTGCCATTACCGTCACCCACGGCCATTGCAGACAGGTTTACTTTTTTCCCGCCGGGGACAGTGGCGGCTGCCAGCTTTGCGGCTCCGGCAGTAGTGATAACGGTTTTAAATTTCGTGCTCATTGTTTCTCACTTATCCGGGATAAACAGTAATAACATCACCATCACAGACCACACCGCCTGTATACAGATAGCCGGGGATGTCCTGGATAATGTTCAGACCGATAAGGTGGCGACTTGCGGGTTTGGCATCGGCAATCAGCCGTTCCATTTCCAGATACATCTCCTCCGTGATGCCGCTTTCCAGTACGCCGATATCAAGGCGGAAGGTTCCGGGCGGGTCGTTTGTCTCCCACCATTCCTTTACGTTAATGAGATAGCCGAGCGGCTCCACCACACGCCGGATTGCGCCGACAGTGCCTTTATGACAATGAATGAAATAGGCATCGCGGATAACGGCGCGTTTTGTCGCTTCCGGCCACTTTTCATCCCACCTGTCGACCGAAAACGCCCACGCCAGCCACGGCAGCAGATTTGCCGGACAGGAGTCCGGGTTCCACAGCTCACGAATACTGACCGGTGTTTTTTCAATTTCCGCACAGGCTTTTGCGGCGGCGACTTCAAGCGGTGATGAGCCGGTCGGCAGCAGGCGCGAATCACTCATCCGAGCCTCCGGTCACGACGCGGTATTCGGTACAGAAAGACGCCTGCGTACTGTTGAGCACGATGTCGGCCAGTGGTGCAGCCAGTTCGACACGCTGCACGCCTTCCACATGCAAAGCGGCATAAATGGCAGACAGACGGATGTCGCGCCCCAGCCGGTGCTGTGCCGTGATGTATGCTTCCAGTTTTTTCACGGCGGCGGCGCGGATGGGTTCGCTTTCGGGACCAGGGTAAAGGTACAGCGTGGCGTTTATCTGGTATTCAACAATGGCGGCAGACTGCACGGTCACTCGGTCGGCCACCGGCCTGACGTCCTCGCCATTAAGGGCGTTACGCACCACTGCCAGCAGGTCTTCGGATGCGACACCGTTATTTTCACGTGACAGCACAGAGATGGTGACGCAGGCCGGAGACGGACTGGTGACAGAAATATCCGCGACACGCCCGTCGGCACTGCGACCATGATACTGATAGGCTCCCACCGACCCGGCGACGCTTAAGCCCTCAAACGCCTGCTGAATACGCAGACGATAATCGGTGTCAGACTCCATCACTGCCGGTGTCGGCGGGATAGTCGAATCATCTGCCGGGGTGATAATCAGGCGCGTGGTGTTGTAATTGGCACCAATCACATCAAGGTCATTACCGGCGGCACAGGCCAGCATCACCGCCCGTGCGGCCTCATTCACACGCTGACGCCAGATAAGCTCACGATAAGCGTTTTCCTCCAGCAGTTTGACGAGAGGCTCGGATTCCAGCGTCAGGGTACTGGCGACCGCCTCCTGCTGGTCTTCCGGGTAAAGGGAAATCAGTGTCGCCTTGCGTTCAGCGAGAATGGTTTCAAAGTCCAGCTCCTCGACCACATCCGGTGCGGGTAGCTGGTTCAGGTCGATAATCGGCATGGTTTCAACTCACAGGGATGGTTAACGAAAGTGGCTGGCCGGTGTCGTTGTGCTGGCCGGTTAACGTGACCGTCATTCGCCCGTCAAAACTGCGCGCAGTGGTGACGGATGACAGGGTGACGCGGGGTTCCCATTTCAGCACCGCCATGTAACAGGCGACCTTAATCTGCAACTCAAGCGCCGGGGTCTGCGGCTGGTCAATCATTGACGCCAGCAACGAGCCGTAATCACGACGCATCACCCGTGAGCCGACGGGGGTACGCAGGATATCGCCGATACTCTGGCTGATATGCTCAAGGTCAGTGACAGTCAGGCCATCACTGCGATTCATTCCGAGATAACGCGCTGTCATAAAGGACTCCCGGTTGTGCCGCCGCTGTCGCCGGGGTGTTTGTGGGTATGCAGTACCTTACCGTTTGAGGAGAGTTCACCGCCGGTGTGTTCAATGTTGCCGCGCATCGTCCCGCCCTTCTGCACTTCCAGCGTGCCGGTAATCAGCCTGTTGGTGCAGACCACCTCCGGTGTGTCCAGGGTAACGCGGGTTGATGCTTTCACCGTGACCACCGGCACCGTGGCAGTAACAGAATCAGAAGCCGTCACGCTGGCCGTTTTAATTCCGCTTACCGTGAGTGCACTGGTTTCGGGTTCATACTCAATCACCGCCCCGTCAGGGAAACGGATATGCAGGGCATCCGCCGACGCAGACGGCGCGGGGTTATCACCGGAATAAATCCCCGGCAGAACGAACGCCGTGTCGAGTTCACCACCCACGGCCAGAATCAGCACCTGTTCCCCCACGGAAGGTGCCCACCATGTGCGCGAACGTCCTGCGCGATGGGTCAGCCACTGAAGCCAGTCGGTGCACATGCCGCCGGTCTGCACACGGCAGCGACCGGCGTTAAGGTCGGTTTCGACGATAATGCCGGTGCGTATCATGTTGCGCAGTGCGCGCGCGAGTTCCTGAATATTTGCGAGAGTGTTCATAACGGGAAGGATGCCGCCGGGTCATACCGGCGGCAATGTGACGATGAGGTGTCGGGAATGGCACAACTAACGGTCGAGGTGAGCCAGGATAATCTCTTCAATCATCTGCATATCCTCACCGGTAAAGCCGAGCAGAGGACGCGCCGGATAATCAATTTTCTTACCGTCTTTTCGGTTTTCTTCCGACAGACCGAACTGATGCACACTGGCAATTTTCGGCGACTTCCCGCCGTAAAACTCCATTGATGCCTGTTCCGGGCTGGCGCGGATATGCAAAAAACGACTGGTGATAAGTTTCGCAAACATTTTTCGCTTAACACGACCAGTCTTTTTTCTGGCGCTCTGCTGCTGGCGTGGTGCGTAGGGTGTGCCGTCCGGGGCTTTCTGTGCCATCACCCGGCGCTGCTGACTCTGACGCAGACGTTTCGCCAGTTCGGCGCTCAGTCGCCGACGCCCTGACGGTGACAGCGACTCAATCAGTCCGGTCAGCCGGTCTTCAAAACGCTTAAACTCATTCATCCCACTTACTCACCAGTTCACCATTGATATAAAGCTCCATCGGGCGGGTGACCGGCTCCGGCGGCGGGGGTTCCGGGATATTCTTCACATGCAGCGCGCCGTCCACCTCACTGACCAGCGTGCGCTCGGTCAGCATCAGGCTGATGCTGATATCAAAGCTGCTGTCATTGTTGATGTCTGCATAAAACGTGAAGCCCTTTTTCTGGCCTTCGTCGGTGGTCATGATGTCGGGCTGATTTTCCCGCAGCCAAGCCAGCACCGGCACAATGAGCAGGTCAAAATCACCGGTAAAGTCGGTCACAATCACATTGAGCGTGTAACGCTTTTCGAACGACAACGACGTCGCCAGCGTGGAGGCAATACTCCCGTTATCCACGAATATCCGCAGCATCTCGGGACTGGTTTTCAGCACCGTGACGGCATCAGTCAGCGCCCTGCGCAGGCTGTCGGGTTTGAGCATTGTTTTCGTCCTGACAGTGTTTAATCATTTTTACCTGGCTGGCACAGCGTGCCAGCGCGTTCTCAAGCTGCCGGATATCGGCACTTAAATCGCCGTTCGTCTCCGGGTCACTGCCCGGCATCGGGCAAAGACTCACTTTCGGGCAGGCGTTGTGGACAATCACTGGCGTCGGTGCAGGCGGGGCGCTGGTGCAACCGGCGCACAGCATCAGGCAGGTCAGCACCGTACCAGCGGCGAAAATCCTCGTTTTCATTAAGTAACCTCGTGATGGTTTTCTCGCGCTGTGCTTCACGCTTCGCAGCGTTCTCCAGCTCCTGACGCAGTGCCACCTGCGCCAGCTCGTTTTTGTCTGCCCTGGTGAGCGCAACATGAAGCTGATTTTTCAGCATGGTGATGGTCGCCTGCTGCTCGCTGGCTACGTTGTTTGCCCTGTCCAGTGAGGTGCGCAGGCTGGCGTTTTTATGCTTCGCCAGAAACAGACCCGCCACCGCCAGCGATAACAACACAACCATCACAATCATCAGCTTTGACATGGTTCCCGCCCCTCAAAACGCTGACGGCAGGCCGTACGTATCAGCCGGAAGAACACCGATACCACGAGATAAATCAGCGCGGTAAAAATCCACCCGGCAGCGACCAGCGAGATAAACGTCGCCACCATCACTACCAGAGCCACCGCCCGTCTGCGCCACGGCACCGGCTGCAAAAACAGCGACGTGACAATCTTCACGGCCAGCGATTCCGGCGGCAGCTCCCGCCCGTAGCGTTCCAGCACATACTCCGTGGCATACACGCCGACACCACCGGCAACCACACAGATAACCGTCGCCAGAATCGCCCAGGTGGCGACAAAACTGACGGCCACGCTCTGCGGGTAAATCAGGGACAGTGCCAGCATCAGCGCCAGCGACACGTTCAGCATCAGTGAAAGGGATAATTTCTTCATGGTGTTTACTCCGTTTAAGCCGGTACGCCGCCGGCGGTACGCCAGACGGTGACCAGTTTTTCCAGTGAATGCTCACGCTGACCGTAACCGGCACCCGGCAGGGACGCCCAGATATTGCGACAGCGTGAAATGGCGCGCTCAATGCGTCCCGCCCGGATGTCATCCAGTGCACCGCGTTCGCGGATCAACTGAATGGCGAGCCTGTCCTGTGACAACGGACTGAAATCCGGCAGGGCAAGCTGTTTGCGGTAGTGCGGCCAGAACAGGTAAAGCTGCTGATAGCGACCGGAGGCCGTGGATTTTTCACCGCGACGGTTAAACACCTTCGCCGGTCGGCCATGCGCGAACGGGTGGTCACTGTAGTCGGTGAAAATTTCCGGCTTTCCGTCCAGTCCGGTGACTATCACGTCATAGCCCCGGTTTTTCGTCAGCGGATGATTCGCCGTCCCTTCGGACACGGCCAGCATGTCGAGAAAGGCGGCGATATTCTGATGCGTGTTAATTACCGGCATTACGGTTTCCCCCTGCCCTTAAAGCGGCGCTGAATGGCAATCTCAATCACCTGATAACCGGCGATACCCAGCATGGAACCGATGCCGCACACCGCAGGCAGTGACAGGTCAGGAAACTGCACCAGAACAACACCGGCAACCATCGAGACAAAACCGCCGAGCAACATGCGCCCGATAAACAGACGCGGGGTGATGGGTTCACCACCGGCAAGCACCTTGCCGACAACAATCAGCACCCCAATCATGAAAAGCGACAGGACGCTTTTTTCTTCTGCTGTCATGCGTTACTCCCACAGATTGACAGTTTCAGCCACGGGCGCGGTCTGAACGTCGGGCAGTTCGACGGCGGTGCCGTGTGGCAGCACCGCACCCAGTTCAGCCAGTCCCGGATTTGCGGCGAGCACGGTCTCAACCACGCCCTCAGTGCGCCCGTAATACCGGACACAAATGGCGTCGAGCGTGTCACCCTGTAGCGCAAAGGTCTTCATCAGATTTGACTCACGATGCAGCGCGGCTTGTCCTGGATACGCGCCACCGCCCAGCGCATATCCCGCCACAGTTCATCAATGGTGCTGTCAATGCTGTCGGCCTTCTTGTCGCCTTTCGCACTGGCATCCACGCCGCGATAACGCTCATAAAGCGACGCGGTCGCCATCGCACACACGGCGCGCTCGTAGTAAAAAACTTTGATGCTTTCACCGTCGATGTCGTCCGCCGGAACGTCCGCCAGACGCGTAAAACCGGCGGCAATTTTCTGTTCGCGGTACTCGTACAGCTCCGCATTCGTCTCCGCCATGCCTGACTTGATGGCCTCACGCAGACGGGCGGGGGCGACGGTCTGCTCAAGGCGCATACGTTCCCGGACGCGCTTCGGGTCGATATCGGGAAAAAAGAACGTGTTTTTAATCACCGGCTCGTCGCCTGCCGGTTGCGGGATGACCACCGTACCCTCACCGGACACGGGAGCCTCCTTTCGCGGAATAATCAGCGTCATCATGACTACCTCTGAAAAGTCGGGCGGTGGACGCCGGTGCAGTGTCAGGTGATTCACCCTCACTGACCGGCGTGCCGCCCTGGCGCGGGGCGCATTCGGTTGTTAACTGGCTTTCTTTTTCGGGCGTCCACGTTTTGCCGGTGTCACGCTCCGGGTCTTACGCGGGGCGCGGGTGACCGCTTTGGGCTGCGGCTCCGGCTTCGGTTTCAGCTCCCGCTCCAGTCGTTCAATCTCTTTTTTGACGCCTGCCTGACAGTCGAGCTGTGTCGCACGTTGCAGGTGAGCCAGCGCACCGGCGGCATCACCAGCGTCACGCAGAAACAGACCGGTGATTTTGTGCAGCTTTGCGCGCACTTCATCAGGCATGTCAGCCGTGGCGGTCAGTTCAAGGGTCTCCGTCAGCAGGCGGATATCCACAGATTCACCGGCAGCGTGGGCACGCATGGCCGCGAGTGCGACCTCCTCGGTGAACATGTACGGCGGGGTGCGGCGGTGTTTACCCGGCATGGTCAGACCGTACTTCAGGGCATAACGGGCAATCTCCAGCGCACCGGCAATATCGCCGGTATCCAGACGCCACAGCATGACCGTCATCAGAATGTCATCCTGTGCACCTTTGCCCTGCTCCAGCACACCGTTCACCCACGGCAACCAGAACGGCAGCAGTTCGCGCTTTTTCGCGGCCTTAAGCTCTTTTGAATAAATCGCTTTCAGTGTGCGCTGGTCTGCGGCCAGCTTGACCAGCATCTGCTCATAGACAGTTGCATGTCGCAGCGGGGCGGCTTCCCGCTGCGCGGTCATCGCTGCCGAGACCCGCATCATGTGGCGCTGTGCGGGACTCGTCATCGGTTACGCTCCCGGCTCTGCGGTCGCCTTAGCCGGTGTGGAGAAATCACCGACCTTGATTTTTTCCACCAGACAACCGGCGGCGTAGTCTTCCACCACGTAATCAATGTTCATTGACTCGTAGTTCTCCACGCGGTCGAGTTTCGGGTTTTCCACAATCACGCGGCGATGGCTGTCATCCATGTAGTAGATAGACAGGTTTTCCAGCTTCGTGATGAGCATCGCATCCGCCGGGAAGTACGGGACGCGTACCGCTGGCAGGTTACCGATGCGTTTCTGGCTGATGATGACGTCAGCAGCCAGCATTTCGCTGTTATCCTGCTCCCTGTTGACGATGGGGAAATACTTGTCCGCCAGTAGCTGACGCCCCACAATCACCACAAGGTCAGGGTCTTCCTGATACCACGGCTCAATCAGGTTGTTGGTCGCATCCATCACCAGTGCATCGAGGCTGGCATAATCACCGCCCTTACCCACGCGGATGACCTCAGAGGTGGTGCTGCCTTCCTCGTCAGTGACCTTGCTCATCACGCGAGCCGGGGCTTCATTGCGGTATTTCTGCAGCCAGCCGACCGCCACATCCTGCAGCATCGGATTGCTGCTGCGGTCAGAGGTTTCGGCACGCTTCACGCCGTTAAAACCGGCCATGATGAAATCAAGGGACTGGCGTTTGATAATGGCGTTACGGATACGGAGCTGGAAATCCTGATAACGCGCCCACAGGTCCAGCGTTTTGTAGCGGATATAAAAATCGAAGTTAATCTGGTCGCATTCGTACTTGTTTGACGCCAGCTTCGAGAAGTCCTTCGGCTGACGCTCGGTGCCACCGGCGGTGTCGGTGGTGCTGGCGATGGAGCCGGTGACACCAATACCAATTTTTTCCCCTTTCATTTCGCTGACCGGCACAATGTTGATGCGGGTCAGAAAGTCAGAGGACTCCTGCATGGTGTTCATCAGGGTCTGGGTGACCGACGGTTCAACAGTGAATTTTTTCGACACATCACCGGCATCAATGCCGTTCAGTTCGGCAACACGGGACAGGTAAGCATTAAATTTAAAGCGGGTTTCCTGGCGCATAGTTTTTCCTGAAATTAAGGGTTAATCGTGAAGGTTTTCCCGGACTGACTGACGCCGGTCAGCAGTTCGTCATCAGGCCGTCACCGCCACCACCGGTGGCCTTGCTGCGGCGCTGCTGGGTCAGACTTTCGGTGTGGTCGAGACTGTTTTTCAGGCGGGTGAATGCCTGGCTGGTTTCATCCGCCCTGTCAGTCACCGCCTGCTTAAGTGCGGAAAAGGCGGTTTCCATCTCAGCGAGGCGCTGCTCAGTGGCGCTCAGTTTTTCCTGCACATGTTCAGCAACAGCGGTCACCGCTTCATGCACGTCATTCAGACGGGCGTCATCGCTGGCCTGTTTGCGGCCAAAAATGGATTTCACCTTTTCGGTCAGGGCGGTGAACACGGTTTCAGGCAGGTCTTCAAATTCCAGCTCAACGGGCGTTGCCACTGAAATCAGGTTTTCAGGGCTTAATTTGAAGCGGTTCAGAGGGTTGTGTTTTGCCGTGCGGCAGAATTCCAGGTATTCCGTGCCGAGGCTTGCCGGGTCATCGGTGACGGCCAGCCCCACCAGATAACATTTGCCGGTGTTGGCAAAGTTCGGCTGAATTTCCATTGAGGTGTAGACCTTCTGCGCGGCCTTGTTCATCGCGATAAGGTCATCGGTCGGGGTGATTTTCGCAAACAGCGCCCATTTGCCTTTCAGCGCCGAATCATCGTCAATCTTTTCGGCCTTCAGTTCGACCACATCGCCATAACGCTTAAAAATACCGTCAGGCAGGATGCCGCGCAGATGTTCCAGGTTAATGCGGCAACCATAGACTCGCGGGTCAAAGGTTTCGGCCATTTCCTGAATATCCTGCGCACTGATGACACGCCCGTCACAGGTGTCACCCTCAACGCCGATACGAAAGAATTTTGAGACTTTTTTTGCCATTGTCAGGAGTCCTGAATAGTGATTAGAGGAGTCACATGTCGGCATCAGTTTCCCGACGATGCGCATCCTCCGCCATCAGTCCCGGATGGCTTATCACTGACACAACAGCACCTTAGCGAATCGCGGGGCGCGACTCAGTAGCCTTGCCGTGTATTCATCACGGCGAGGTATTCATGACCATCACCACAGACACCACTCTTTTACACGACCCGCGTCGTCAGGCGGCGCTGCTGTACTGGCAGGGGTTTTCCGTGCCGCAGATTGCCGCCATGTTGCAGATGAAACGCCCGACGGTGCAGAGCTGGAAACAGCGCGACGGCTGGGACAGCGTTGCCCCCATCAGCCGTGTCGAAATGAGTCTGGAAGCGCGGCTGACCCAGCTCATTATCAAACCGCAGAAAACCGGCGGTGACTTCAAGGAAATTGACCTGCTCGGACGCCAGATTGAACGACTGGCACGGGTAAACCGCTACAGCCAGACCGGCAACGAGGCAGACCTTAATCCGAACGTCGCTAACCGCAACAAAGGCGGGCGGCGCAAACCGAAAAAGAATTTTTTCAGTGACGAGGCTATCGAAAAGCTGGAGCAGATTTTCTTTGAGCAGTCTTTCGACTATCAGTTGCACTGGTATCGCGCCGGGCTTGAGCACCGCATCCGCGATATCCTGAAATCCCGCCAGATTGGCGCGACATTTTATTTTTCCCGCGAGGCGCTGCTGCGCGCCCTGAAAACCGGTCATAACCAGATTTTTCTGTCGGCCAGTAAAACGCAGGCGTATGTGTTCCGTGAATACATCATCGCCTTTGCCCGTCTGGTTGACGTTGACCTGACCGGTGACCCGATTGTCCTGGGCAATAACGGCGCAAAACTGATTTTTCTCGGCACCAACTCCAACACCGCACAGAGCCATAACGGTGACCTGTACGTCGACGAGATTTTCTGGATCCCAAATTTTCAGGTTCTGCGTAAGGTGGCATCAGGTATGGCCTCACAGAGTCACCTGCGCTCGACCTATTTCTCCACCCCGTCCACACTGGCGCACGACGCCTACCCGTTCTGGTCGGGTGAACTGTTCAACCGGGGACGCGCCAGCGCCGCCGAACGTGTGGAAATCGACGTCAGTCATAACGCCCTTGCCGGTGGGCTTCTCTGTGCGGACGGCCAGTGGCGGCAGATTGTCACCATTGAGGACGCCCTGAAAGGTGGCTGCACACTGTTCGACATTGAGCAGCTCAAACGCGAAAACAGCGCCGACGATTTTAAAAACCTGTTCATGTGTGAATTTGTTGACGACAAGGCATCGGTGTTCCCGTTCGAGGAGCTGCAACGCTGCATGGTCGACACGCTGGAAGAATGGGAAGACTATGCACCGTTTGCCGCCAATCCGTTCGGCTCCCGCCCGGTATGGATTGGTTACGACCCGTCACACCGTGGCGACAGCGCCGGATGCGTGGTGCTGGCACCGCCGGTGGTGGCCGGTGGCAAATTCAGGATACTTGAGCGTCACCAGTGGAAAGGCATGGACTTTGCCACCCAGGCTGAATCCATCCGCAAACTCACCGAAAAATATAACGTCGAATACATCGGTATTGATGCCACCGGCCTCGGTGTCGGCGTGTTCCAGCTCGTGCGCTCGTTCTATCCCGCCGCGCGCGATATCCGCTACACACCGGAAATGAAAACCGCAATGGTGCTCAAGGCAAAAGACGTTATCCGCCGTGGCTGTCTGGAATATGACGTCAGCGCCACCGACATCACCAGCTCGTTTATGGCTATCCGCAAGACCATGACCAGCAGCGGACGCAGCGCCACCTATGAGGCCAGTCGCAGCGAGGAAGCCAGCCACGCCGACCTCGCCTGGGCGACCATGCACGCCCTGTTAAATGAGCCACTCACCGCCGGTATCAGCACCCCGCTGACATCCACCATTCTGGAGTTTTACTGATGAGCAAGAAAAAAGGGAAAACACCGCAACCTGCGGTGAAAACAATGACCGCCAGCGCCCCGAAAATGGAGGCATTCACCTTTGGTGAGCCGGTGCCGGTACTCGACCGCCGTGACATTCTGGATTACGTCGAGTGCATCAGTAACGGCAGATGGTATGAGCCACCGGTCAGCTTTACCGGTCTGGCAAAAAGCCTGCGTGCTGCCGTACATCACAGCTCACCGATTTACGTCAAACGTAATATTCTGGCTTCAACGTTTATTCCGCACCCGTGGCTTTCCCAGCAGGATTTCAGCCGCTTTGTGCTGGATTTTCTGGTGTTCGGTAATGCGTTTCTGGAAAAGCGTTACAGCACCACCGGTAAGGTCATCAGACTGGAAACCTCACCGGCAAAATATACCCGCCGTGGCGTGGAAGAGGATGTTTACTGGTGGGTGCCGTCCTTCCATGAGCCGACACCTTTCGCGCCCGGCTCCGTGTTTCACCTGCTGGAGCCGGATATTAATCAGGAGCTGTACGGTCTGCCGGAATATCTCAGCGCCCTTAACTCTGCCTGGCTGAATGAATCAGCCACGCTGTTCCGCCGCAAGTATTACGAAAACGGCGCTCATGCCGGATACATCATGTACGTCACTGATGCCGTGCAGGATCGCAACGATATCGAAATGCTCCGCGAAAACATGGTTAAGTCAAAAGGCCGCAACAACTTTAAAAACCTGTTTCTCTATGCCCCACAGGGAAAAGCCGACGGCATTAAAATTATCCCGCTCAGTGAAGTGGCGACGAAGGACGATTTTTTTAATATCAAAAAAGCCAGTGCCGCAGACCTGCTGGACGCGCACCGCATCCCCTTTCAGTTGATGGGCGGCAAGCCGGAGAACGTCGGGTCGCTGGGTGATATTGAGAAAGTGGCAAAGGTCTTTGTCCGCAATGAGCTTATCCCGTTACAGGACAGGATCCGCGAGATAAACGGCTGGCTCGGTCAGGAGGTCATCCGCTTTAAAAACTACTCACTGGACACTGACAACGGCTGAACATCGCCGCCTGCGGGCGGCTTTTTTACAGCCCGTCATCACGCCCTCACACACTCACCACCGCACAATCTAAACGCCATCACGACGCGCTCAGACGCTGAAAAAATAAAATCAGCACCACCGCCAGCGCGCAGTGCTTTCCCCGCCTCGCCCGCCCGCTTCGTGGGACGATTTTAATGCAGTTGCCCGCATTAGCTGAATCCGCGCCAGAACAGACATTATGGATATGTCAATACGAACTTATTGACGTGCAAAATCATGCAATCAAGCGCAAAAAAAACCGCCTTCAAAGAGGCGGTTTATGTTATCCCATTGGATTAAGATCTACATTCAACTAAAAGGTACACTAATGGACGTTCTGGCGTCCCATTCTTCTTTGCAACAAAAGCAGATATTTTGTGTTTTGCTATTTTTTGCTTGAGTTTTTTACATAACACTTTGTTTATATAACCAAGTTTCCCGCTCTCATGAACAACAGCTATAGCATGTGGATCAACCGGGTTATCCTCTTCAGGAACAAGCTTGACCAAATCACCGACCATTACTTTCGACAAATCAAGCCCTTCCTGATAACGAGTTCCTGCCACTTCAAAAAGAAGCTCACCTTCACTATTAAGAATTTCTGGATCTGGCACCAAACAAAAACCATCGCCAGGTGATTTTGCTCCTGTATATCCTAACAGCGCAAAATCAGAGCCTTCAAATGGATGGGGGAGCAAATGTTGAGCCAGATACTCAGCAAAGTCTTTTCTTTTCCGTGGTGGTAAACGCCGAACAAACGGGTCAAGCACGTTGTTCGTATGTTCTTCACTTTTCAGACTAAATGCGGGATGTCCTGCAAACCCTTTCTCTTGGGCTTTAGCATAATCTTCTGACTGAAAATGGTATGTGAAGACGTAGTTATCCCCTTGCTGACGATCAATCTGACCAACAACATAACGAGTACCGCCTGTGGGTGGCTGCCATGTAAGAAGCAACCGAGTAGGCTCCATTATTCTGTTTATAGTACGCATATTTAGAATCAGTGATAACCTTAGGTATCTACGCCTCAATAAACGAATCGTCCAATCCGCTCGTTCCCTAGTGAACGGCACATCGGAGCTAATTTCGCAAAGTGAATCTATCTTGTCGACCAGTTCCTGAAAATCAAATTCAAGTCTCCGGGCCAAGTACGCTTTTGACTGCTCATCAAGAGCCAAATCCTGTATAGAAGAAATATGACCTAATCGTTCATGCGTGTCTGCCCGATTCTTCCGCAAATGATGACAACCACGCTGTATGTATTCATCTACATTTTGATGGTTCCATCCTCTGATCCTCTCTACATACCTTTCATGCCCCAAACTAGTACCATTATCGAAATATGGTGCGAGATATCCCTTCACTTTAGGTGGCGTTATGCCTGGTGCAGATTCAGGTACAAAAACAAAACCCCAATTCTCTTGGTGTCTATCACTATTACCGATGAGCGCATCAAAAAGCAGCATATCGTAAAGCCATTGGATCCAGTCTGGAGAGATCAGGCCGCGGATACTAAAAGCCCTACAAATTAAGCGTAGATCAACAAGGTTATGGTGTCTTCCGGAAGAGTCATCAAAATCCGATATCAACACATGAAAAAAATCAGACGCATGAACAAATAACTGGCTACTTTGATCGTAAAACCACTCAAGCAAAGCTCCATATTCGTATTCACCGTTCTCCATCATTCTTCGCGCTGGCAATGCTTTAGGAACAGGAACGCCCATAACATCTCCAACTATATAAGCAACGGTTTCCATCCAGTACTGATCGGGATAAGCATCTCTTGAGAGTTTAAAAAGATAAGGCCATTCCGGTTTTATCCCCTCAGGAGCATCATTCGGTGACCAAAGCATTTTTTTATCCCTCGCTCCTCGAGGAAAAATGCCATGCTCATCATCTTTACGCCAACTAGTTACATCTATTAAATTGATATCCATATCTTACGGTTACCCAGCTAATGCACGGAAAGCAGCACTAACATAAGCTACCTGAAACTTTGCATCTCGAAGCGCATGATGCGCATCAGTAACATTAATGGAAAAATTTGCCCTTACATCAATATTCTTAAGGCTTTTAGCTAGTTCAACGATGGTACGCACGTCTCGATCATTTCGAAAACGCCATGGGATATTTTGCGCATGTTTACGGTAAACCGCTGCCAATATAGCGTTATCAAAGCTTGCCCCATTCCCCCAAACTTGTACGTCATCGTTACTACGACTTCGTACAAATAGAGAAAATTCTTGTAAGGCTTCATGTAAGTCAACAGCAGACGGGTCATTAAAAACCGCCCTTGCAGAATCGCTTTGTATCATCCACCACTGTAAAGTTTTTGGGTCTACAAAACTATTTTCCAATGCAGATGATAGGGTTATAACTCTATAAAACTCATCCCCACACTTGCCAGTCAGAGGCTCAAAGAACACAGCGCCGATTGAAATCAAAGGAGCATCCATTGACACACCTAATGTTTCTATATCGAGCATTAAATTATTCATTTAACCTCCACCCCAGACATAGCTCAGGGAAACGTAACCTATTGAAATAACGAATCAAGTATTTGTCACATTCTATACTAAAACATTCGAATTCCAAAACTTCAGCTTTTGCAACCCCTTACAAGTCAATTGATCCATAATACTGTATACATACACAGTACTACATTTGAAAAACAAATCAAGGGAAATCATTAAAACCCGGCCAATCACAACAAGGCGGATAAACAAATTTTTTCATGTCATAAATAACTTCTGCCCCACGAGCCAGCGCCTCAAGCTCCCATCTCTGAGGCCTGATACCGTTCTGAGCAAGGTCAACGCGGATACGGGTGATTTGCAATCGTTCAGACCGGGTCAGTCTGGCCGATGGTGCAATTTCATGCGGTTTTAACGGGCTTCCGTTTCTTTGCTGACGGTTTGGTCTTCTCAGGCCGTATTTTAATGCACCTCTGAGCGCCCTCACGACCTCCGGGTCATTCCATTCGATAACACCGTCATCAACCAGATTAAGCACTGCTGCGGCGTGCTCAGAAGGTGTGGGAGCCAGTAACGAAGTATCACCACCGGTGAGCTTTCCACAGTTATTGACAGGACTCCGAGGCGCGGCGATGCCGCTTTTTAAAGTCAAAGGCTCAACGACCGGAACTTTCGGCACAATGCGCCAGTCCGTCGTTCTGGTGATATGAATATGACGCGCGCCGAGATGCGGCGCGTAAATGCCGACCACTCTCTCGACTTCTTCCTCGTACTCGTTAACGTCATCCGACAGACTACGGGCGACCCTGACAGTCTGACAATCGCGCGGGACATTTGCCCCGCCCTGCGCGCTGATATACAGCGCAAAATCACCACTGTCTGCGGCGGCGCGTGCAGCCTCGACGCGCTCGTCAAACTCATCAGCAATGCTGACGCCGCGAGGCAATTTGCGTAGTTCACGGTAAGCCCCCATTGTCGGCAGGCCAACCGTTTTAAATTGCGGAATGCGCCACGTTGACGCCCATGCGGTAACAGCCGCGGCAGTATCTTTCAGCGGTCTGCCGGTATCGTTATCGAGCTGCCCATCCAGTGCATAGCCGTCGATATTTTTTGAGATGTATTTCGCGATATACCCCGCAGCACCGCCCCGATTAAGATGTTTTGCCTGAAAACGGTTTCGCGCGGCTCCTCTTTCGTCGCCATCCTCTTTGAGCGCATAGCGACGCATGATTTCGATAATCTGGTTACGCTGGCGTGGATTACAAAAAAGCATCATATGCCAGTGCGGCGTTCCGTCGTGGTGTGGCTCGACGACTCGCAAACCGTAGACCTGTAAATCATTATCCTTGAATGCCGTGCGCATCAGGCTCCAGATACGGCAGAGATAACGCTGCGCATCCTTTGGATTAAATGCCTCATCGTTCCAGCCGTGATTAAGCTGAACGGTTTTACTTTCGCCTTTTCCGACCTGACGTGTCGGGTGATACTTTGACGGCGCGGTCAGCGTGATAAACATCCCCACATCACCCTCTGCGGCGGCGTAACGCTCAATACCGGCAATGGTGTTCATCAGCTCCATCCGGCGAATTTCAGGATTAGAAATACTGCCCATCACCTTACTGATAAGGTCGATGCGCTCGCCGGTTTCCCTGTTTTCAAGGTCACACGATTTAAGAAATTCCAGATTTGCCTGGCGGCGCGCACGCACATCACGAATGGCGTGTTTACTGGCATAAGGAGAACGGTCTTTATTGACCTCCCCGACAGCTATCAGTAACGCCTCATGCCAGCGCATACGCTGGCCTTTAAGCTGATGAGTCCACCACTCATCGTTAAACAGGCGGGCAATGGCAGAATATGCCTGCCTCGTGGTCATCTGTCCTTTACGGTATTTTTTCCAGTAGAGCGGGGAAATATTGAAAGCACGTGCAGCGCCAGCAACATGACCATACAGGTGAGCCTGCGCCTCATCCGTAAACAGCGATTCTTTTTCACCATGCGCATCAACCCATGCATCGCAGAGTTCCTCATACATCATGAAAAGCTGCGATGAGATACGGGCGGCAAACTTTTTCAGCTCCTTGTCATTCATTCCCGGCAGGCGCGCATAGTGGTCACGCTCTGCCAGAAACAGCAACGACGCGTCGGTGTTCATTTCATGGCGCTGATTCACACGCTCAATGCGCGGCCATAAACGACGCTGAAAAGTAGATGTGAGGAAATAAAATCCGTGCACCGGGCTTTTATTGCGCCGGATGTAGTCATAGCGTGAAGTAAACAGCGAGCGCAAAAAGTAAGGCAGGCGATTAATCGTGGATAAAACACCTTGCACCTGACGCATCTCGTCACGTGTAAGGGGTCTTTCGCGCCCGACAGCCTCGCGTGGCGCGTTCCATGCATAAGCACCGGTAAACGTCTTACCGGTGCCTGCGGCAAATGCTGACGGAGGGACAAAACGCCCGGAGGCTTTAACGGCCATATGAGCCAAAAGCCTCTGAAAAACGCTTGCTGAGTTGCTCAACCTGCGCGTTTAAATCAGCAAAAGACTTTGCGCTTCCGGTCAGAATATCGTGATGCATCAGGCCGGAAACGAGCTGGCTTAATTTCGGGTAATAACCAACCACCGCCAGCCATTCCTGACCGGCGTTTTTACCGCTTTCCGCTCTCTTTTTCTCGTGGAGAATAAACTGAAAGCTGTCACTGGTAACGACATAACGTTCGCCAATTTCAATACGAATACTCATGCCGTTCTCCGGTAATGTTTGTTTTTTGCTTCAAAGACTGACTGGCAGGAAACACAACGCGTGGCTGACGGATAAGCCGCACGACGGGCAGCAGGTATTGGCGCGTCACACTCTTCGCAAACCAGCGCAGAAACACCGCAATGCTTTACCCTTGCCGCGTTAATCTGGCGCTCCAGTAATTCAGCCTGTTGTTCCTGAATAAAATCTACGTTGTCCGGCATTACCAGCTCCTTTTGTCGTTAAGTTTTTTAAATTCATCAGCGCAATAGCTGGCAATTTCTGTCGTTAATTTCGTCAGTTCGTCCACGGAGGAGATTTGCTTGTGAAATACAGCGCGTTTAACAAGTAAATTGACCACATCAGATAGGAGATTTAATTCGTTCTGATAAATCGCGATAACAGACTCAGTTATTTCGCGTTTTTCTTTATCAAGACCAAGTTGAATAAGAGATAAATCGCCATTTTTCATAACGGCGATTTTTAAGGCGTTATTCAGTAATACAACTGAACGAGAACAGGACATCAAAGCACCTCCCCGCGAGACAATCCGATATTGTGAAATTTTTCCGACTCCTGACTGAGCAGCTCGACTATCTCCACGCGGGATAACTCCGCCTTTGTGATATGGCGAATCATGGCGTCAAGATGAGAAGAAAAGCGCGTCGCTGCGTCGGCCTGTGCTTCGGTTCTGGCCTGTTGCAGCAGTAATGCGTATTTACCGCACTGATTTTCAGAAACTGTATGCATGACTTTCTCCAGGCAAAAAGAAGCCCCGCACAATTAAGTGCGTTAAAAACTCTGGTTAATTACTTAATGCAGATATTGCTCTGGTTTTACCGACGTCAGAATTGTCGGTGCATACTCAAACAGACTGAATAATTCACGTAATGCACGGAATAAAGCATCACGCCAGTAACATGACTCTTCATTAATTCGCCAGTATGGCTGGTTGAATTCTTTTTCAGTCAATCCGGCATGCATAAATAAAGTACGACGCTGACTGACTGTTAAAAAACTAATATATGCATACTCACTTGCGCCAACCTGACGGCGTTTTGAGAATGCACCACGCAATTCATCAATTGCACATACCAGTCGTTCACGTTCGACGTCGTTCATTTCTTCAAAACACATCGTTGCGTGACGCTGTTTTAACTGAGCATGGAAGCAAACCGTTAACCGTTCGCGCTCCATCATCTGATTATAATAATCACATGTATCCTGCCAGCGAGGAACGGCAAGATGCTTACCAATTATCCGGCGCATAGCTGCTGGCTGTTTTTCAACGAGATTGAGCGTCATCACTGTCATTTCCATACCCTCCGGCTTTTCAGAAAGGTCAGAGCCTTTTTTAACGGACTCTGTTTTTTGGTGCGGATAATGATTCCCTTACGCCCCTTACCGTGGGTGATGGTGAAGTCAATCGCCCTGGGGCTTTCGTTACGCAATAACTGAGCAATACAACGCGGCTCATTCATAATCACAACCCCATCCACAAAAGCCATGCATCACGCTGTTCAACCGGTCGGTTATAAAACGCCTCACGTACAGCGCGATTAAACTCAGGAATGAAAACCCATTTTTCACCGGCACGAGCCTTCGGTTTGCAAGGATCACGCAATTCAATAATTGGTAATTTATTTGCCTTCACCATTTCACTGACGGCTGTCTTTGGCTTCCCTAATAAATCAGCAAATTTATCCACATGAACCGCATCAAGCGGATACTGAATCACATAATTTTCAGCGTCCATATATGGTACCCTCATAGGATCCAGCCCTTTCTAAACCACTCAAAACCGTTTAGATGCTGGTTTATTCTCAAATCAATGGAACCTATATAGGTTCCAGTTTTGAGGGAATTTAGTCCCTATATAGGCACCATGTCAAATGAAATTAAGCGAAAAGATTAAGGCCTTGCGTGAGGCTGAAGGGCTAAGCCAATCAAAATTCTGTGAAATCATAGAGTTACCGCTAAGCACACTTAAAAAATATGAAGGAGGAAACTTTGAACCCGGTGGCACAGCTTTGCTAAAAATCACTATGCATCCCACATTCCAAAAATATGCTCTATGGCTTATGACAGATAAAACCGCGCCGGACGCAGGACAAATCGCACCGGCTCTCGCGCACATTGGGCCAGAGTCAACAGAGTCCAACCACTCCGCGAAAAGGATTGGCTAACTCTATATAAAGATTACATTTTCACCATTTGCTACCAAGATGGTGAATACAGCGCCGGAGGGCTTTCTTATGGCAATTAAGAAGCTCGATGATGGTCGCTATGAAGTGGACATTAGACCTCGCGGTCGCGACGGAAAACGCATCCGCAGGAAATTCGAAAGAAAAGCTGAAGCACTAGCATTTGAGCGATACACAATCGCCAATGCCAGTCAGAAAGAATGGGGAGGCCAGCGAGCAGACCGCCGGACTTTGAGTGAGTTGCTGGACATCTGGTGGAAATATCACGGGCAAAACCACGAGCATGGAACAAAAGAGTTTAATCATCTACTCAAAACCATCAGCGGCATAGGTGATATACCAGTGAGCAGGATGAGCAAAAGGGCTTTGATGGATTATCGTTCCATGCGACTACGTGATGGTATCAGTGCCGCAACGATAAACCGTGACATGTACCGATTATCCGGCATGTTCACAAAATTAATTCAATTGGATGAATTTTCCGGGCAACACCCAATTCACGGACTGCCGCCACTGGCGGAGGCCAACCCTGAAATGACGTTCCTGGAAAAAGCAGAAATCGAAAAACTGTTAAATGTTTTGGCTGGTGATGACTTACTTGTCGCGCTTTTATGTCTGAGCACCGGAGGAAGATGGACGGAAGTTGCCACGCTAAAACCAGCACAGATTACAAATTGCAGGGTTACCTTCCTGAAAACCAAAAACGGTAAAAAGCGAACCGTGCCGATTTCTGAGGAACTGGAGAAAAAAGTTAAAGAGGAGGCCAGCGCCAAATTATTCAAAGTTGATTATGAGAAATTTTGCGGGATTTTACGCAGAGTGAAACCTGATATACCACCCAATCAGGCAACCCACATCCTGCGGCATACATTCGCAAGCCATTTCATGATGAATGGGGGCAATATAATCGCACTGCAACAGATTCTGGGACATGCGAGCATTCAGCAGACGATGGCCTATGCGCACCTTGCGCCTGACTATCTGCAAAATGCCGTCGCTCTGAATCCACTAAAAGGCGGAGTGACGTTATAA